GTGATCCGTCTGACTTAATAGCTTTCCATTCGGTGCTTGCAGCACTGTTGTCTGAGCTCGGAAGAGCGCAGTTCGCATAAGGGATGATCTGGATTTCGCCGTTATTAAGCCTCATGCCGTCACACCACTCAGAAACATTGCCGTTGAGGTCTGATATTCCTGCCGAAGTGAAGTCGTGATACCATGCAGCCGGTCCGCTGCCTGCTGCTGTTCTCTGCGTTCTGTCCGAAGTGTCAAGAGCCATAGAAGCAACTCCTTTTTCATGAGGATATGTAACGTCTTTTCCGTAATTGTTGTTTCCGTGTGGCATTGTGCCGTTTTTCTTGCACCAAAGGGCGATAGCCGACCAAAGAGCGAAAGGTGTCAGCGTCCAGTAGTCGCCTTTTGCTCTACACGCTGCTCTTGCCGAATCTGCCGTGACGTATGCTTTAGGGTCTTGCATAGGCAGAGAGTAAGCTCTATTTGATACGATGATATTCTGATACTTGGAATTTGCCGTCGATTACAAACGCCGGGTGAATCGTCTCTGTTGCTCCTGTAATGATCTCGCTGCTCTTCCACTGAGGTACAATTACCATGATAGAGGGCATTCCGAGGTCGTCGAGAATTACTGTGTTCTTTCCTCCCGAAAGAGCTTCAACAGCTAGTTTCATATCATCGAAATTACTCATGAGAAATCCTCCTTTCCAAATAGATAAATTTTACATTTGTCAATATCAAAAGGTACGGCAACGTTCTGTGTTGTAACTTCTCCATTGTTAGTCTTAATTGTTTTCTCAATATATTCCCTTGGTGGAATTTCAATCTGAGCAACATATCTGCTGCCTGTTTCAGCTCCGACAACAAGGAATCCCTGCTTATCACTGCATATATCGATAGTTACTTTTTCGTCCATTTCTCTGTTTTTGAGGTTGATAGTCAAATCCTCATCACCGAATGTAATAGACTTTTGGCTTGTTTCGTACTCGATGTGAGTACCCGATGTCATAATTACCTCTTTCACCTTTTCTTCTCCTCCATTCTTCTCAGCTCTGTATATGCTTCTCTGCTTCGAGCTGTGATACACTCAACCGCTTCTTTTGAGGCAGTATCATTTCCTGCTCCAAAAGACTTTCTGACACGATCTTCGTCTTTGCGGCGCTCTTCCGACTTGATGATTATGTTAGCCATTATGCCCCTCCTTGTATGTAAATTTTAAGATTAACCGATTGTGCGCTGCCTGTATAAGCAACTTTGAAACCGTTAAGTAGCTTGTCTGATATAACAACATCTCCAACACAGCCTCCAGTATAGCTTTCAACTTCGACCGTAACAGTGTAGTTCTTGTTATACCTGACATTAGCTCCGCTGAGCGCTATCGTCTTTGTGCTGTTATTAAACGGATATTTCTGTGTATTAGTGAGCGCAGCATTAAGTATCACTCCCTCCAGCGCTGTTTCCTTATCGAGCAAACGCTTGATATTTCTTATTGCCTCAAGAGCCGTTAAATTTGCCGCAAGCACACCCGTCTCAAGGTTATTGAAGTTGACCGCACTCATGTTTGTACCTTGTTGAATAACCTCTCCAGTAGGTGTAAGCGTAATTGTACCGTTGCTGTTTTCCTTAACTTTGTATGTGTTACCGGGTGTTACAGCGTGATCTAACCAAGTAAGAATTTTATACATCTTCTCATCTCCTTTCTCATTTTGTTACTTCATAGATCGGAAATTCCCAAAGAGTAATTACACCCTGAGAAGCAAGCTTTGTAATGTTTTCACTGAGCTGTCCGGCAACTTCTCCGCTTGTATCAAGCAGCCTTACTGCCTTGATTGTCATAGCTGTGCTGTCTGTAGTCGTGGTTGTTATCTGCACCTTGTTGTCTGTTACTTTCTTTTTTGTAATAACTGCATCATACCATATGCCGTTATTTGCCTGATACTGTATCTTGAAAATTCTTCTAAGCCATTCCTGACGCATCTTATTCAGAAATTTATCAGTCCAAAACGCCATATTGTCCTCCTAACTTTTTGTAAATGTCGTGCCGCATGGGATATAATCAACGTCAACAGAAGCGACCATACCGCCTGCGGCTGTGTCAACTGATTTTATGTTTGCAAGAATCGCTGTATCTGGTATTTTTCCTGCCTCGTTATATTCGTTTGCTGAGGCTCTGTAAGTCTTTAAGTTGTTGGTATGAGTTTGTACAGTTTCCGTTGAAAGAATGTGCTTTTCTGCCAGCAACGCCGTTTCAGGCTTCATTCCGCACACCTCATAATCGAACTTGTAATTTTTTCTGACTTTTCCTGCGCCTATAGGAAAACTGTAAACAACAGCAATCCTATATTCAATGTGTGCGGGTATTTTCTTTTCCAAAAGAGAAAGAATGTCACTCATATATAAAGCGCTTTCATTCCCACGATCAAAATCTATGAACAGCTTATTGTTTCCTGCTTCATCAAACGGTTCAAATGTACAAGTGACTGCCGCTCCTGTATATGCCGAAATCATTTGACCAATCATAGAGGCTGATACTTTTCCGTTGCCTACAAAAAATGATTTTACCAGTCTGCGGCGTTCTTCTAAAGAACGCTGTTTGTATAGTCCGAGGCATAAGAATTTTTCAAGCTTGCTGATAGTCATTTCGTCTGCTGTATCAATGAAACAGTTGTTGAAAACACGCTCAATATTATCCTCAATATTGTCTGCAAGTTTTCCCTCTGTTTCAAGGATAGTCCTCATCTCAAGGACGTCTCTGTAGTATTTCGGGCAGTACGTTATTAGTTCATCGTAATTGCTTTTGAAATACTTGTTATAAAACATTTACAGTCACCTCGCCGACGATAGGAACGTTGTCCTCTCCCGGAACGATATTCTCCGTATTGCCATTGATTTTCAGATTAGAATAATCTAAAACAGAAGCAAGTCCAGAAATCAATGCTCCGACAGAAGAAAGTCTTATCACAATATCGCTTGCATTTGTCGTTTCCAACACAAGTTTTCGCATATATTCTTCAAGAACTTCCGCAGCTTCTTCGGCGGCATTATCGGTAGTTACTCCTGCTGCAAGTTCAGCGTCAAATTCTATATTGACGACTGTTTCATCTGCTGATACTGCTGTAAAATGCGCTCCGAGATTCGCAGCGCCTTCTCCAAGACCGTCTCCGACTATATAAGTTTTACCGTTCACGACGGCAGTGTAGCCTTTTGTTGTTGGGTCAATATATTCCTGCACCCTTTCAACTACTGTTTCGCTGCAAGGGATTCCAAGAGGACTTATAAGAACTGCTTTGACGGTATTCGGACCATTCCAAAGCGGCGTTATTCTTGCACGACCTACACCCTCGAAGTTTTCACACCATGTTTTGTAATGCTGTTTATTTCCATTTTCCGTAGGGGAGGATATTTTCTCTCGCAAGCGTAGTCTGAGATTATTGTCGTTTTCTTCTTCAGTTCCGTATTCTATAATCTCTCCGAAGGCTGCAGAAATAAGCCCTTGTATGTTGTTCACCGGTACTGCCGCAGTTCCGCTCAAAATATCGTTTCCGTCAATTCCGGGGATTTCCGCCTCTAAACACGGTATACCATCATCGGTTTCTTTAAGTACAAAATACATTCCGTCAGTAAAGAAACGTTCTCCGTTATTAGGAATTATTCCGTCAAATTTGACATTGTACAAAGCGCTTGAGGCTGAATGTCTTACTATGCCGTATTCTGAGGCTTTAATATCAAGATAATCACCTATAGCTGTATCTATCTGCGTCAAAGCAAATATTAGGTCTAAATCTGTATAAAGCTTGGCTATCTTAATTAGTACGCCTGATACAGCATCATAAAAGATACTGCCTTGTCTTGTATCAATTCCGGCAGGAGCGTTGTCCAGAACATCCTGCAACAGTAGTTCATAGCTGTATTCGTCAAACATTTGCAATTACCTCCTCGATAACGGTTTCACCGAAAATAGTATCAGCTTTAAACGAAATGAAGACTGAATCGTTTTTGATTTCAACGGAGAAATCATATATGCTTATTATTCTTGTATCAGGCTTTAAACAGTCAGTTACAAAGCCCTCAATTACCGTTTCTATGTATTCCTGAGTAGCATCATTGGCTATGATTGCATCTTCAATCTCACTGCCATATTGATTGTCATAGATAAGGCACTTGAATCGTGGAGTAATAATCGCTTTCCTGATCGCCTGATTGACAGCATCTATACCGTCAATCATTCCTGTTATTCTTCCGTTATCAAGGTCGAGGCTGTACGTTTTGGACGGCGCTTCCTGCGTTTCCTCTACTTCCGCTATAGGAAGCGGTATATATACCTCCGACATCTTATACCCTATCAAGAACGAAATACTTTTTTCCGTTCTGCAAAGCTATCAGATGCACCTTTTCTCCGACTTTCAACGCATTGTGCACCGTTATAATTGTGTTATTCTTGCTGAACGAATCTGAAATTTCCGCTGTCACCTTGTAATCTGTCAAATGCCTCGGAATAACAGCTGACAATTTACTGATTATCAGTTTGCTGTCATTGGCAATTTGGATTTTCAAAGGTTTTATGCTTGTGACCGTTCCTTGTAACAGATCGGCTGCATTTGGTATCATACTTTGACACATCGCCTTAAAGCTTGTTTCTTTAGGTTCTCCATTCATTTATTTCTCTCCTAACTGAAAGTTCCCTCATCTACCCAGCCGTAAACACGTGTTTGTCCGTCGGTGTGGATAAGGTGATAAGGATGTTTTGCACCTTTTGCTATTGATGTGATTTTTGCAGATCCTGCACTGCATTTTGTTCCGCTTGGATTTACCGCAGAACTGCTTATATAGTGAAAACCTCCGTTAAACTGAACAATATCTCCAATTTTTTTATTGGAAGATGCTGAAGCGACCGAACTATTATCATTCTTTCCGATATCTCCTGCATAGTTAAGCTTTATATTCATCTTGTGGCTGCTTCCGGAAAATGTGTGCGTATCTTCATCCACATAAAATGTTCTTGACAATTCCAGATGAGGAATGATTATAAATACTCCTATGCCCGAAATTACATCGGATTTTCCGATAGTCTCAATAGTCAAAGTCCTTTTCGGAGTGCTTTTTTCTTCAAGCGTACTGTCTGCAAGCTCTTTTATCTGTCCATCATTCAACGTTTCATCCGGCTTGTCTATGTCTTGAAAAATACCTATCAGCTTTTCAAGTGCGCTGTTTCTGGATTCCGCAACAACAGTTCCCTCGTCAGACAGCATTTTTATTCTTG